CGCCGCTGACCTGCACCTCGCGATGGAACTGGAACGGCTGCTCGGCCACGAACGGCAGGCCAACCAGATCCTCCGGCAGGCGAACGGGTCGCTGCTGGTCCCGTGCCCGACATGCGGTGACAAGGTGCCGGTCAACGACGCCGCCGTCGCGCTGCGGGCCCTGGTGGTGCTGCTGGCGATCTCCGAGCGGCGCGCGCAGATGCTCGGCCTGGACTCCAGCCACCGCCTGCCGGGCGCACCCGAGGCCGAGGGCGATTTCGTCGACGAGCTCGCGAAGGCGCGGAACGAGCGCCGTGGCCCCGCCGCTGCTGGACGCTAGCTTCCAGCTGCCGCGGCTGCAGCTGGCCCCGGCTGTCACCTCGTCAGCAGGCAAAGAGGCGATCGACTTCGCCGCCCGCGCCGGCCTGATCCTCGACCCGTGGCAGTGCTACTGCCTGGACCTGTCGCTGGGGGAGCGCGACGACGGGAAATGGGCGAGCTTCGAGGTATGCCTGATCTGCGGGAGGCAGAACGGGAAAAACGCGATCCTCGAGGCGCGGGTGCTGGCCGGGCTGTTCCTGTTCGGCGAGGAACTGATTATCTTCACCGCGCACCAGTTCAAGACCGCGCGCCGGTCTTTCCGCCGGATCCTGCGGCTGATCGAGTCGACCCCGGCGCTGGACCGCCGGGTCGCGAAGGTGTCCCGCTCCCATGGTGAGGAAGGCATCGAGCTCAAGTCCGGGCAGGAATTGCAGTTCCTGGCCCGCTCAGGGCAGTCGGCGCGCGGGTTCTCCGGGGACCTGCTGATCTGGGACGAGGCCATGTTCCTGGTCTCGGAGGATGTGGGCGCGTCGCTGCCGCTGCTGTCGGCGCGGACCCTCGCAACAGCGGGCGGGCCGCAGGTCTGGTACACCGCCTCAGCCGGGATGATGCATTCCACCCAGCTAGCGCGGGTCCGCCGCCGCGGCATCGCCGGGACCGACACTGACCTGACGTTCATGGAATACTCCATCGACCCGCACACCCCCCGCTGCCAGCCGTCGTGCCGCAAGCACGACACCCCGTTCACTGAGGCGTCCTACCTGAAAGCCAACCCGGCGCTGCAGACGGGCCGCCTCACCTTCGAGCACATCGAGCGGGAACGCGCCGCGATGGACGCCGAATCCTTCAACCGGGAACGGCTCGGCATCGGCACCTACCCGGCTCCGGAGGACGGATGGGTTGTCATCCCGAAGTCGTGGTGGGCCGCCGTGCACACTGACAGCAGGCCGCGGCTGGACACACCGGTATGCGGCCTGCACACCACCCCCGACCGGTCAATGTCCGCGATCGCCGTCGCCGGCGCGATCGGCGACGGGCGGGTGCAGATCGAGATTGACGACCACGCACCCGGCACCGACTGGCTCGTGCCCCGCGCCGCGCAGCTCGCGGAACGGTGGGAAGCCAAGTTCGTGGTGGACCCGCGCTCACCGGCCGGGTCGGAGATCGACGCATTGAAGGACGCGGGCGTCGATGTGGTGAAACCCACGGTGCAGGACACCGCCCACGCCTGCGGCCTGTTCTATGACGCCGTCCGCGACGACACCCTGCGCTACTGGGCCGGGCAGCGCGGATCCCGCGGCCACAATTCGGTCAGCTCCGGCCTGGCGGGCGCGGCGACCCGCAAGACCGGGACGGCGTGGGTGTGGGATGACTACTCCGCCGCCGTCGACATGAGCCCCCTCGCGGCGGCGACGTGGGCGCACTGGGGGCACCGGCGTTTCGCCGGCGACCTGGCCGATTACAACCTGGCCGATTCAGTCGGCTATGACCTGTCCGAGATCGAGCGGATGTTCCGCAAAGGCGTCTACAGCCAGCAGGACGTGCCCCGGCTGTTCGCGATGAACCTGCTCGACGAGGCCGGGATCGCCGTGCTCGCCAGCAAGGGCGTGCTGAGGTAAGGAGGACGCGATGGTGTCGGCGGCTGCTGAGCTCGAGGCGGGACCCCGGGGGCGGGGGCTGGCTGCCCGCGCGGCAGGCGCGCTCGGCACCGCCAGGCGCGCCGCCAGGCGGTGGATGGCGCTGCCGCTGGGGTTGTACCGCGCTGTCCCTGCTGTCGCCGGGAGCGGGCTGCTGAGCGCCGCGGCGGGACTGCGGTTCGGGGTGTGGGCCGGCCTCGCCGCCGCCGGGGTGTTCTGCCTCCTGCTCGACGCGAGGCTCTGACCCGGTGGGCGTGCTGGCCGGGCGGCCGCTGTGGGGCCCGACAGACGGCCGCCGGGCCGCCGCTGCGCGGGAACTGTGGGGCATCACCCGCCCGGAAGACCTGATCCCGCCCCGCCCGGGCCTGTCCACCCGCCAGCAGCCGAACGTCACCGCCGACATCGCGATGCGGCACTCCGCCGTGTGGGCCGCGAAAGACCTCCGGGCCGGCCTGATCTCCACGATGCCCGTCGAGGTGTTCCGCACCGTCTCCGGCGTCGAGGTGGGCTGGCCGTCACCGCCGGTGCTGATCAACCCGGGCGGCGAACGCGTCGGCATGGGCGAATGGATGTACTCAAGCCAGCAGGACCTCGACGGGCTCGGTAACTGTTTCGGGCTGATCACCGCGACAGACGGCAACGGGTTCCCGGCCCGCATCGAGCTGCAGGCCGCGATCGGGGTGACGGTGCGGATCAAGGACGGGAAACTGTGGAAGTACCGCATCGGGAACACCGACTACAACCCCGATGAAGTGTGGCACGAGAAGCAGTACACCATCGGCGGGTGCCACGTCGGCCTTTCCCCGATCGCCTACGCGGCGTGGTCGATCGGGGAGTACCTGTCGGTCCAGCAGTTCGCGATCGACTGGTTTTCCGGCGGCGCCATCCCGAGGGCGCTGCTGAAGAACACCGCGAAGAAACTCGTCCCGGGCCCGGAGTCCGGGGTGGTCAAGGAAGCGTGGAACGCGTCGATCGCCGCCGGTGAGCCCGCGGTGCTGGGCGCCGACTGGGAATACTCGATGGTGTCCGCGTCCGCCGCGTCAGCGGACTGGATCCAGGCGAAACAGTATTCGGTCACCGACGTGGCCCGGTTCATGCGGGTTCCCGCCGACGTGATCGACGCGGCGCCGACCGGCACCACCCGCGGCATCCAGTACCAGAACATCACCCAGGCGAACCTGCAATTCCTGATCCTGCACCTGCAGCCGCCCGTCACCCGCCGCGAAACCGCCCTCTCCTCGCTGCTGGCCCGGCCCCGGTATGTGCGGCTGAACACCAAGACCCTGCTGCGGATGGACCCGGTCACCGTCGCGTCGATGATCCAGACGCAGATCAACGCCCGGGTGCTCACCCCCGACGAGGCGCGGCTGGAAGGCAACCGGCCGCCGCTTGACGAAGCTGACTACCAGCAGTTCGACCGGCTGTTCGGCGCGGCGACCACCGGGCCTGACACGTCCGCCGGTGACGTGCCCAGCGAGCCGGATGTGGTGCCCGTCGGGGAGCTACCCCAGTGAACTGGCAAACCCTCTGGAGGCGGACATGCCAGCGATAACCGATTACAACCCGGCGGACACCGCCCAGGCCGCACGCCAGCGCGCCGCCGGGATGGCCGGCCTGCGCCGCCAGGCCTCCGGCGGCAACGGCGGCGGGACCGGCACGGGCCGGACCGCGCGGCTGCAGGGCTTCAAGGCGCAGTGGCGCAGTGAGCTCACCGACTGGAACGGGCAGCCGCGGCGGATGCTCGACGGGTACGCCTCCGTCGTCGAGATGCCCTATGAGATGTATGACTTCTTCGGGATCTTCACCGAGGAGGTGGCTGCCGACGCGTTCGACAAGACCCTCAAGGCCAGCCCTGATGTGGCGTTCCTGGTCAACCACCGCGGCATCACCATGGCCCGCACCACCAAGAACTCTCTCGAGCTCGACGCGGATCCGCGTGGCCTGCACATGCGCGCCTACGTCAACCCCGAGCGGACCGACGTCCGGGACATCACCACCGCCATCGACGACGGTGAAGTCGACGAGATGAGCTTCGCGTTCTGGATCACCGATGGTGAATGGAACGAGGACTATGACGAGTTCCGCATCCTCGAAGTGGATCTTGACAGGGGTGATGTTTCGGCCGTGAATTACGGGGCGAACCCGTACACCTCGATCGAGGCGCGGGCGCCGATGCTGCTGGAAGAGCTGGAGCACCTGCCCGCCGCGGCGCAGCGCGCCGCCGCTGACAAGCTGGCCCGGATCCTTAACCGCGGCGGGGCCGCGGCGGACCTGTCGCAGCGCGGCCGCGCCGCCCGCAGCCGTGCCGCTGACCCGGCGGCGCAGATCGAGGCGCTGCGGGAGCGCACCGCGGCCGCGCGGACCGCTGACGCCGACGAGTCGGTCACGTCGATGATCGCCGCGCTGGATGCGGTCCTCGACCAGGCCACCGACCTGATCGCCACCGGTGACCCCGCCGACCAGGCGCAGGCGATGGGCCTGGTGCTGGCCGCTGAGGTGATCGCCGACCAGCTGATGGAACTGCTCGGCATCCCCGACCCCGACGACGAGCCCGGCGAGACCGGCGATCCCGCCGAATCCGGCCAGGACCCCATGGTGGGTCCGGCGCTGTACGGCAGCGATCCGGGCATCACCCGCGCGCAGGACAGCCGCGGCATGTCCGTCGAGTATTACGAGACTCTGCTGACGCTCGACGAGCGTTAGCAGGCCCGCCGCCTTTCACAGCGGCACGGGCAACTGCACGGCCAGGCACTCAGACCCGGCCGGGCAGCGCAGGTAACCGCGTAACTGGCGCGCCGGTCCTCACGCCGGCGGGCCCTGGCCAGATCCCGGCATTCAGGCCGGCCAGCTGGTTTGCCGCGGCATGGCCTATTCACGCACGGAGCAGAACGGAACACAGCCATGCCTATTCTCATCGACGATCTGGTCACCAGCCTGGAAGTGGAACTCCAGGCCGAAGAGCGCTCCGCCGCCTCAGCGGTCGCTGAGGTGAAACTGATCCTGCAGACGTCCCGTAACGAGGGCCGCCCCATCCTGTCCGAGGACGAGGACACCAAAGTCCAGGACCTGTTCAAGCGCCGCGACCAGTCCAAGCGCAACATCCGCGGTATCCAGACGAAACTGGCGGCCGCGCAGATGGCCAAGGCCGAAGAACTGGAAGAGCGGGACCTGGCCGACAATCCCGAGGGCCGCGGCGCGATCCGCCCGACCCAGACCAGGCTGCCCGCCTACGACCAGGTCGCGCGGGTCGGCGCCGAGGCCAGGACCTACAGCCCGGAGAACGACCGGAAGGGTGTCCAGTTCCTGCGGGACGTCGCCCGGTCGTTCATCAAGCGGGACGCTGAGGCGGCGATGCGGCTCGACCGGCACATGGCCGAAGAGCGGGTGGAACGCGCCGGGAAGTACATGACCACCCGCGCCCCCGGTGATTCCACCACCACCAACTGGGCGGGCCTGACCGTCCCCCAGTACCTCACCGACATGTACGCCCCCGCGACCGCGGCGCTGCGGCCGTTCGCCGACGTCTGCAACCACCACGACCTGCCGCCCGACGGCATGACGGTGAACATCTCCCAGGTCACCACGCCCACCGCGGTCGGCCTGCAGACCACCCAGCTGGTGCCGACGACCGCGCAGTCCATCGACGACACGCTGCTCACCGAGAACGTGCAGACCGCTGAAGGCTGGCAGAACCTGTCCCGCCAGGCGATCGACCGGGGCACCGGCATCGAGGAAGTCACGATGCAGGACCTCTTCAAAAGGTACGCAACCAACCTCGACGGCACATTGGTCACCCAGGCGGTGACGGGCCTGTCCGCGCTGGCGCAGGCGACCCAGCTCGCGTACACCACCACCCAGCCGACCGCCGCCGGGCTGTACCCGAAGATCCTCGGCGCGACCGCGAACGTCGAGGCGACGCTGCTCGCCCAGGCGATCCCCTCCCACGTCGTCATGCATTCGCGGCGCTGGTACTGGATGCAGAGCCAGCTGAGCTCGTCGTGGCCGCTGATCGGCGCGAACAACCTGCCCGTCCAGCTCGGTGGTGTCGCCAACGCCGACGTCGGCTACAACCAGGGCATCCGGGGACGGCTCCCCTCCGGCCTCGGCGTCGTCGTCGATAACAACCTGCTCACCAACCTGGGCACCAACCAGGACGAGCTGTACGTGGTGGCCGCCGACGAATGCCACCTGTGGGAGGACCCCGACGCCCCGATTTACATTAGGGCGGATCAGCCGAACGCCACGGCGCTGGGGGTCTTGCTCGTCCTGTACGGCTACTTTGCTTACAGTTTCCGCCGTTATGGTGGCGCGGCGATCGGGTCGGTTGGGGGGACTGGGCTGATCCTGCCGACGTTCTAGCTGGATCGTGACGGAGGCTGTTCGTAGGGTTACCTCCAGAGATGCGACCTCTGGAGGTAACCATGGGCAGGGTAGTGCAGCCTGCGACGTGCCCGGCGTGCGATGGGGAGTTCCTGCCGAACCGCAGCAATCGCCTGCGGGTGGCCACGCAGATCTACTGCGGGAATCAGTGCGGAACTGGCTCTCGTTCGATGCGGAGCACGCCGCTGGCTGCTCGGACGGTCAGGCAGAT